ATGAAACCGGTATATAATGGAGTGGGTGTGTATAAGCATGTGGCCAATATTGATTGCAGTAATTGGCCGGGGAAAGATGATGTTTCGTCAGGTCAGGTATATGTGGAATATGAGACAGTAGAAGGAGTCGTGACAAACGGGACTTTAAAAGTAAAGAAGTGATATGGAACTGAATAGTATTAACAAGACAGGTACTTGGAGTGAGGCGGCAGACCGTCTTAACAACAACTTTAGCAAGACTTCTACCGAACTAGAAAAGGTCAAGCAGAACGGTATCCGCAACAAGGGATTATTTTCTACTCTTAAATTGCTGGAAGAGGCTGTTCCATCTCCTGTTGTAGGTGACTGGGCTGTTGTGGGGGATACCATACCGGGCCCTATATATGAATGCAAGATAAAGGGGGCATGGAGTCCTACAGGCACGACAGGAGGTGGCGGAAGTGTTGACTTGAACGGATACCTGACAGCCGAGGAGATAGACGATGTAACATCAATATTATAAGAGTTATGATAAGAATTAATTATCAGTCCGATTTTAAAATCATAGAGAAGAGCCTGAATGGAGATATAAATACTCCCTTCCGGTTTACTTACCGCACAGTCCTGTCGGGGTGTGTTGTTGCGGAGTTTGACGGGCACGGGTACAAGAACTGCCGCAGGCTTAATGATGGTGGTCTGCTGGTCATTTTTGACAGGCATGGACTACGTCCCGGTGCTCTGTCAGTCAAACGCGAATACTATCTTTCCGATGCTGATTTTGCCGATGGCATCTGCAATCTTGTATCGGTGGAGAATACAGGTGTTATCCTCGTTGCCGGAAAGACGGATGAGAGCACGGCGGAGATCATGTCCTATCCGGATTATGCCGCATACAATGCGGTGCAGAGCGTCCCTCTGTCAGAGAGGGAGTATGATGATGTGCTGAGTGATTTTGTACCTCCTCTGCCACCGGAAGAGAAATAATGATTTAATAGTTAAATAAATAGTTACATAAAATAATGATAGCTTAAGTTCCCCCGGAACTTAGGCTAATAACAGGAGATATTATGGTAAAAATGCATAAACTGACCAAGGGTGGACAAACCATTTATCCAGCTACCATTTATGACGCAGTGGTCAACCCCAAGACACGAAAGAGTCTGACTACGGAAATTTCCGAATTAGAAAGTTCCTTAAACGGCGGCGATACCGGATATATCAATCTCAATATCCATTCATGGGTAACAGGCCAGTGGACGGGAGAAGGATCATCATTGACTCATAATGATAACTCTTCTTATAAACGTAATACCGAGGTGAGTACTTTGATTAAAAGTGGTGCTATTTTAACAATGTATGAAGCTTCCGGAAAACAAGTGAAAATGAATGATTATGGCATAACATTCAAATTCAGGGGTTCCGCAAAAAACAAGGCGGAATGGAGCTGGTATGATTCCGGTAATGGTATTCTGATTGGAAATACTGATGCCGTTGAGATTTATATGACAGTTGAAACATCCAATGTGGAGTTTTTGAACGGGTTTGTGATTAAGGGGGCTTACGTGAAAGGAGCCGAGGATAAAATCAGTGAACTGACAGAAAGTGTGGAGTCTTTGGAACAGTCAACAACCGACAATATAGAACACATTTTTAATATTGACGAATCGGTTAACGGTGGTAATGTTGGACGCATATATATTAATGAGGATGATCTGGTTACCGGACGCTGGACAGGTGAGGGTAAGAATCTGAAAGCAGATTCAATGGAAGGATATTTGCGCACTAAAAATTTGTATGACATAACTTTGAAAGCCGGTGACTTGATTTCTGTATATGACAAGGCTGGAAAACAAGTAAAAGCCAACAGTCTCGGACTGAATATGAAGTTCAAAAACTCAACTAATACATCATCCATCATCTCCTATCAGGACAGCGGTACTTATTACAAACTCACTGAGGATGCGATGCAAATGGCATTTTTTGGCACTTCGGAGGCAGTTGAGAAGATTACCGGTTACTATTTCAAGGGATTTCGGATTAAAGGATTTGACGAAAAAATCAGTGATGTCAATGAGTCTATCCATAAGCATATTAATGATGTAAAAATCACTGATTTTTATCATTCTCTTAAGATACTTTTCATTGGTTCTTCCTTTGGGGTTGACACGATTAATTACGTTGGAGATATAGCGCATAGTTATAATTTTAATATTGTTATCGGCAACCTTTATGTTGGCGCTTCTGGAATTAAGGATTATATAACATTTTACGAATCCGACCGCAAAATATCCTACTATAAGTGGAATTTGAATGCCATTGCCTGGGAGAATGGCACCAGTACGGTAAAAGAAGCCTTGTCCGATGAAGCGTGGGATTTTGTGGTAATCCAGAACGGAGCATATCAATCCGCAGATGAGTCAACCTATTGGGATCAGGACGAGAAAGGGAATATTACCAAGAACTATGTGAATCTGTTTGCTGACATCATTGATAGATGTTGCCTGTTCTCGCATCCTGTAATCTGTTTCAACATGACATGGGCGTACAGCGTATATCATACGCTTTCATCATCGCAAGGTTCGAAGGACAAGTGGCTGAGTTTCGGCATTAATCAAAAACAGAGGCAGCTGGGTATGTATACGGAATTGTGTCGCTTGGCTCAAAAGGTATTGCAACATTGCCCGGAAGTAAAATTCGTCATCCCTTCCGGAACAGCCGTACAAAATGCCAGAGGCACGTCTTTAAGGACCGACACGACCATACAGGGAGTTGTGTCTCAATCCAATCCGGAAACGGGCACTCCTGTAACAACCGTGGTCCCAACCATAGAAGAGGCTGAATCAATGACTGACTTGAATCAGGCTGCGGTAGATTTTCCATTTATGGCCGGTAAGGATAATAATTTTATGAACTGGCATTATGGTACAGATTTGAGCAGGGACTGTCTGCACATGACAGAAGGGATCGGAAGATATCTTGTAGGAGGAGCCTTATGGCAGATGATTGGTTATAAACTTAGTCGCTTAAACTTTACAGGGAATACATACCGGACGACTAAGGAAGACAAAACGAATTACAGAATCATAGCGGTTACTGACAGAAGAGCTGATATCGCTCAAAAATGTGTGATTGCCGCATTGGATAACCCGTATGGGGTTTCAGACATTATGGAATAATATACTTATGATACGAGAATTAATCACCAAAATAATGAACCATCTGTCCGTAGAAGTGCATCCGGATGCAGAATGGTTCTAGAATGTTAAAGGGTGCACTCTTCAAGAGAGTCATCCTTTAAATAGTCATTGCTTTTTAAAAGCATTTATGCCAATAGATATAATTTTATGATCATATTTCATTATTTATTATATGCTTTATTAATTTTCAAATAAAGATGTACTTTTGTATCTCAAAACTTCTTTTAGAAAAGAGGGTAAATATAGTTATAAATTAATATATAATGATAATATGAAATCAGATCAACAACATACAGACCGAAGCCGAACAAAGAATTCCGTTCTTTACAAGTATCTTGATATTGAAGGAGCAAAAATGATGCTTTCAAATAGAACTCTCCAGTTTACTAATGCGATGCAATTCAACGATCCTTTCGACTGCGATCCCAATTTAATAGACTTCTCTAAAGTACCTTATGAAAGGTGTAAAACATGGACATCGGATATTATTGAATCGCTTGCATTTGACCAATATAGAAAGAATCGGGAGGACGTTTGGGTATGCTGCTTGTCAAAAGTCTTTGATTCGTTATTGATGTGGGCTTATTATAATAATCATAGAGGAGTTTGTATCGGCTTGAATATGGAGAAAGTGGCTAAATATTTCGATGCATCACTTGGACAGATAGTTGATAAACATGCTCATGAAGTCCAATATCGTGATATTATTGAAAAACCGGATTACTTCCAAAACGAAGAAGATTTCTTTCATTATCAAATGTGCACAAAAGCTAAAGTCTGGGAACATGAACAAGAAGCACGTATGTTTATTTTCAATCCTTTTCCATGGATTATGTTACCTGACCCAAATAATAAAAGTGATCTAGTAGACTGGAAAGAGGTAAGAGCTTTTCCTAGAATTGGAGGAGAATGTTTTGAATCCATATATTTTGGGGTAAACATTAACGAAAAAGAAAGTGGATTAATCAAGATTGCTAAAAAACTAAATCCTGATATAAAAGTGTATCAAATGGAAAAAAACACGAATGCCTTTAAATTAGATGCAATCCATATAAATGATGAATAATAAGTATAGTCTTCCACTTTTTGTCGTTTAAGTTGTTACCAACGGACTAACAGGATTTAATCTGCTAGTCCGTTCTTACAGCTTTCCGAGTTACTCTATTGTTATGGTAGATAATAATCCCCGGTTTCTATTCTTTCTCCCTCCACATAACCAAGTTCAAGCAAAGTATTCCACATTTTAGCAGCCCAAATATAGGATAATAAATTATTCTGATGAATTTTATCACTGCCGGGCCAAAAGAGTGTTTCATAATCCGATGCTGTATATTGACCTTCTATAATACCCAACGCTTGTCCATCATAAACTGCTTGTCCTTGAGTATAAGCGCGAAGATTGATATATCTTGCACCAAAACATTTATTAGCTTGATAGACTAGCTGATTAGTTGTAAGGGACAAGGGCGTAGAACAGACAATATACTTCTCAGAAAAATTATTAGCCGATGAACTGACCATATTAGCCCAATCTTCTTCTGACTCGTATCCATAATTCTGACCTGTAAACCATATATGAGGATAATCCTTGTCATCATACAATGCAGCGTCAAAAAACACATTGCCTACACCTATTTTTGTTTCTCTTCCTTCTTCCAACCTTGTAAATTCATACAATAAAGAGGTGGCTAAGCTGTCAAAATAAATTTTTCCTTGTTTTATAGGCAGCAGCTCACTGCACTTGAATAATTCAGAGTAATGATATTGTCCCTTACTATCTATATAGCCATCTCTTGTTGCATTAGTTTTAATGTCCACCGTATCTTCGTTTATTGTAATATGTGGTTCTCCAACATTTGGATTATTTATTGTGAATGTATATTTTGTCGCAGTAGATGGAATTGAATGGGTGCCAGTCTCGGATAGACTTTTTATAAATGTGCCATTCTCTGTATAAAATGCTATACCAACAGCGTCAATGGCTTGCTTTGCCAAATTTCCTCTTATACCATTAATAACTACCTGTACGTTTTGCCCATCTGATATAGCAACATAAGGTGTGTCGTGATAAATTCCGTCACTTTTTATCCATGCGCTTTCTAAAGCACAAATAACAGGGCCTTTGGCTGGTATAGTAAACTCACCTTTAACCCTTATACCTATACCTCCTGCCCTTGTTAAATTGCCAATAGTTTTTTCGCCACCTTGGCATCTTTGAATTAATTCATATCCTGTAAATTTAAATATATTATTAAGTTGTTTTATTATCAATGCACTATTATTACCACACAGTGAATCTCCTACTATAACAACTCTTTTAGGCTTAGGCTTTTCAGAAGAAATTCCTGCTTTATAAACAATGACACTTGGTTCTCCAACAGCAATAAATTCATTATCTGAAGTAGATTTTGTCTGTAATATAAGTTCTAATTTTGTATATTGAGAATAATCTGATGTGTTGATAGTTACTGGTCCTGTTCCGTTTGTTAATTCATAAATTACATTATCATCTCCATACAGTATAAAAGCTGACAACCTATTTGTATTATTAGACAGACTACCATTATTAGATAGTCCTTTAATAGTAACTGTATCATAATTAGATATATCTAATTTATCTGTGCTCCATAATTTTTGTATTGAATTATAACCTTGAGTTGTTCCGTTCGGTTGATTTGCCCCCGTAAGCCATCTTCTTTTATTCCAAGTAAAAGAATTAAATATATCTATATTATCTGCTCCAGAAATTAAATAATTAATTTTTTCTATTTCTGTGGTATTAAATTCAACAGAATCAGATAAATTATTAAAATCTTCTCTTGAAGCTACAGAACTATCCATTATGACTATAATACTTGAATCATTTTTTGGAATAAATTCATCATCTGAAGTTGATTCACATTGTAAAATTAATTCCAGCTTGGTATATTGGGAATAGTCTGATGTATTAATAATAGTTTCACCACTTGCATCTCTAATTCCTTTAACAAGGGTATTATCACCATAAATACATATACCATTTAATGCAGATGCACTTGTGCTTATGGATGAGCCATCTAATAATCCATCGCAAATAATACTATCATATTCTGAAATGTCAATCCTTGCATACCAAATTTTTTGAACAGCATTATATCCCAACTCCCCGCCATTAGGTTGATTTGTTCCTGTTACCCATCTTTTTTTATTCCAAGTAAGGACACCTATGACATCTTTCTCCAACCCTTCTATTTTATTTATAGAAGATTGAATAGATATAAGTTCTTCAGGCTTAACTACTTTAGCTTTGCTGTTGGCAATAACAGAAGGAATTATAGAATTATCTTGTTTTGCTTGAATAATGATGTTAATATTGCTTCTGTCGGAATATTTATCCATATTAATAACCGCAGAACTACCCCTCAAATATTCTATTTGTTCGCTACCACTATAAATACTAATTGAAGGGAAAATATCAGAAACGTCTACTTTTTCTGATAGTCCTGACATTTTTAGAGTATCGTAATATCCTACATCTGTCAATTTGGTATGCTTATAATTTTGTTTTTGAATACTATTACCCGCAGACGAATTTGTTTCCCAATCCCATGTGCCATCTATCCATACTGTATTTTCTGTTATAAGATCTTTATCTATAGAGCCTTCTATTTGTGTCTTTAAATAAATTTCCTCATTTTCTAACTCTGAAAGTTCCGTAGTCAGACTTTTTCGTGTATTGGGGTTGACCACCGCATCATAAATGGTAGCTGGATAAATGGTTTGTCCACCCTTGGTCAGTTTATGCATTTTTACCATAATATCTCCTGTTATTAGCCTAAGTTCCGGGGGAACTTGGAAACAGCATTGGAAATGAATCAGATAAATTCTGTTCAAAAAATAGGGTAGAACAAAAGATATTTTTCTTAGGATTCTACCCACTTTCTACCATGTATCTATTTCTACTATTTTTTTAGGTGAAAAAGTTTGAAACAGGAATGTGATTTTTTATCTTTGCAGATGTGTAAGACCAAGAGCTTGTTGCGGATTAAATTCCGTAGTAGGCTCTTTTTTTTATTGTCATATCGTGGCAATGGATTTCGATGCTTTGGCAGCGATGATGCAAACGGATAGGGATATCTTTGAGGTGTGTATTTTTATAATTCAGATAAACAATAGACGAAATGGAATTAAACGACTGGTTGGCTATAATCGGGGCTTTCGGAGGATTGGAGGCTGTCCGCTGGGGTGTCACGTTCTGGGTGAACCGCAAGACTAACGCACGGAAAGAGGATGCGTCCGCCGATTCGATGGAGGATGAGAACGAGCGTAAGCAGGTTGACTGGCTGGAAGAACGCATCGCCCAGCGTGACGCCAAGATTGATGCGTTATACGTTGAGCTTCGTAATGAACAGTCTGATAAGCTGGCATGGATTCATAAGTGCCACGAACTGGAACTGCAATTGAAAGATGCCGAGCATAACCGTTGTGACAGGCCTGACAGCGAATGCGGTCGTCGTATTCCACCACGCAGGACTACATTAATTAAAGATAAGGAGGAAAAGAAAAATGGCTGATGTGAAAAAACTTGCACCGTTTATCCTGAAGTGGGAAGGCGGTTTTGTAAATGACCCGGACGATTTAGGAGGGGCTACCAATATGGGTGTGACCATTGGAACTTATGAAGCGTATTGCCGAAAGAAAGGCTATCCTAAGCCTACGGTTGAAAGATTGAAAAACATCACGAAAGAGGAATGGACGGAGATTTTGAAAACCATGTATTGGGACAGGTGGAAAGCTGACGAAATTAAATCCCAATCCATAGCTGATATCCTTGTCGATTGGATCTGGGCAAGCGGAGTGCACGGTATCAAAATACCGCAGGATTTGCTTGGCGTGATTCCTGATGGCATTGTCGGGTCTAAGACACTTGCTGCAGTAAATTCCCGTAATCCACGTGAACTGTTTGATCAGATCAAGATTGCACGGTTTGATTTCATCGAGGATATATGCCGGAAGCGCCCTGCAAATAACAAGTTCAAACGGGGCTGGATGAACCGTATAAATGATATCTCTTATGTTGGCTAAGGTTATGAACTGGGTAAGCCGGCACATATTACTGGCTCCCTTCATGTGTCTGTTCCTGCTGTTTGCCTGTGGCAGTTCGCATAAGGCTGTCAAATCCGACACAGAAGTAATCAGGAAGGACAGCACGAGTGAATCGGTCAACATCGTACACGGATCAAGTACCTCTTTAAGAGAACTGATAACCACTAATGGCAGCTATGTGATTGATTTTCGAGTTTATGATACCCGAAAACCGCCCGATAGTCTGACCGGGAAACCTCCGTTATTGGCAGACGGTCATGTGGAAGGTGATTTCAATAAGAATAGAGAGAAGGAAACAGCAATCAAAGACAGTACGAAAGTGAAAGCTAACAAGGAAACCACTTCCGATATCCATGAGGAAAAACGGTCAGAAACCATAAAAGAGAAAAAAGAATCCACGTTGCTTAAACAAATCGGTTTTGCCTGTGTTTGTGTAACCGTTTTGATTGTCGTTATGCTGATAGTAAAGCATTGGCGCAACAGACAATCTTCATCATAAGACTTTAAATTTATAAATTGGACTGCCCCGGCTCGTGATGAGTCGGGGCTATTTTTGTTATCTTTGTCGCCTATAACATTAACTTATGTATTATGGCTGAAAAAGAATCTTATTCCGAAGAGGAATTGAATGAAATGATCGTATGGTTCAATAACCATGCTGATGAACTTCCAAAAGAAATGCAGATTAACAAAGCGGCTTTCACTCCGGATTTGAAACTTACTGTTGAAAGTTGTATCATGCAGGCTAAACAATGTCTGGGCAACTATAAGATGGCCGGGGCTTTCCGGATGCTCCAACAAATCAGAGAGAACCTTGAAAAGGCGGCCCAATAAGCTGCCTTCCCTACCCTTTTATAATCTCTCATCCCTATTGCTTACTTGAATTTTCCCATTTTGTTTTTTGTAAAGTCATATAAAATACCCATCTTTGCATTGCGTTACATTTTGAAGTAGTCGAGGCGTTGTCTCGTATTGAGCTACAGGCAATAATAATCGTCTGTAGCTTCTTCATATACGGTTCTGACCCCCGTGTGGAATATTAATGTATCCACTGTTTCGACTACGGAATGTAACGCAACGGGAAAGCGGAACCGTTTTCTTTTTCTGCTGCTAACGCAATTCTCATATGTCAAAATTCCCCCCCCCAATCACTTATCAGCTATCCAAAAAGTTTATAGGCTATGGACACTATGAACTTACAATTTCTTCCTCTGAGGGCACAAAAACGATTGTCACAGGGAGTATGGACTTGATAGAACGGCTAAACTCAGAGATAGACAAAGAAAAAGAGGAAGCGACTGCCGAAGCAATCGCTCTAGTTCTTAAATCCTCACTTTAGATTATCTAAAATCTTTCTTATTGCTTCATCAGCATGTTTTCTCATAATTCTGACATAATTAAAGATCGGTCTGTTGGATTTCATGCTTTGGCCTATACAATACTCCAAAGTTTCCAATGGTATGCCCAGCTCAAAACCATGTTGGACAAAGGATTTACGAGCTGAATAATATACGACATGCGATTCTATCTCCAGCCTCTCCCCTAGCCTTATAATTTCTTTTGTTACATAGTTACGAAAATTAGGATAAGAGTATTTATAACCAAAATCAAGCTTTCCATTACGCCCCATCCATCTTTTGATAATCGGTTTTGCTTCCTCAGGAATAGTGAAGCTGATCTTCATATCACCTTTCTTTGTGTTTTTTGATTTTTCACGTACATATTCCATAATTTTCGCATCTTTGAAATTGTATTGCATCAAGTCCATCAGATTGATACCTCCTAGATAATACGAAAGCATGAACACATCCCTGGCAACACGCTGAGACTTCTCTTTTATCTCCGCATCCCTTATCTTCTTTACGTCAGCTACCGAGATATCACGCTCTTTGGGCATTCCTGCCGGCCTTTCATAATATTCAAAAGGATGCGTGTCATATGATACCTTTTTATCCCTTATTGCTTGATTGATTATTGCCTTCAAATGTGCCATGTGCATACCACAAGTAACAGGAGCCAGCCTTCGGACATTCTTTAGATAAATGTCAAAGTCCTTTATGGTCCGGGGAGTAATTCCATCAAGCATTATATCATATTTGACAAACTCAATGAAGTAATCACTCGCCCTTTGATATAAGGAAGCAGTGGTCCTTCTCCCCTCTTTAATCAAATTCTGCATATAGTCAGCCGAAGCAACACTATAAGAGATAGCTCCCTGCTTTACCGAGGACAAGTATTCGACAAGTTGGGTACAAGTATAGGATGATGTGTTTATTTTATCCAAGGCATCCTGATATGAATTAAGTATTCCACGTAATTTAGCATTGACATGTGCAGCATCAGGAACACCTACCACCTGCCCTCCCTTAAAATTAGCAGTATTATCTATTTCAAATCGGGTAACGATGTATCTTGTTTCCTGTTTATGACCAATTGCTATACGAATTCTATGTTTGCCGTTTTTCAGCACCTTGGCCGGAACAACGGCAGCTTTAAGAGTTGTCATAATTGTTCTGGATTCGTTTTAGACAAGTTCTTTTTGCCAAAAGTGGCACAAACTGTCTTTTTTTTATCCAAAAACGAAAGCTGGAGAAGCTTAAGAAAGCACAAACCCCTCTGAAACAGAGAGGTTTATAATAGTGGAGCATGCGAGACTCGAACTCGCCACCTTTAGACTGCCAGTCTAACGCTCTAGCCAGATGAGCTAATACCCCGCGAAATAATAACGATGCAAAGATACATAGAAAATCAATACTACAAAGCTTTTGAGAAAGTTTTTTTCATGTGAACAAAAAATTTTATTTATCACTTTTGCATCAAAGAGTTACTGTTGCGTAAAATTGTTAACCAATAGTTGACCAAGTTTAATAGCACATAATAAGCAAATAGCCCCGACTTATCACAAGTCAGGGCTACCTAAATTTATAAATTTAAAGTTTTTATGAAAAATTATTGTTGTATCAATGCCTGTACACCATCGGCACAACAATAATCACAATAGTTACATAAACACACGTTCTAACTTAATTGTTCAAACAACATAAATTCTTTTTCCTTTTATGTTTGCCATATTACACAAAGGACAAAGGGAAAAACATTCAATGGATCTGCTACTCAAGCACCGGAAACAGAGAAGAACCAAAGGAATCTAACAAGACTTCAATGGCAAATATATTATAGACAAAAAATCACTATAAATTTATGTAACTAACCTCTGTTTATACAGAAGACTTCATTGGTGAGTTTACGATGTATTCAGCTAATGAATAACAACTATATGTCAAAAATGTACAGAATGGAAAGAAAAATTATACTGAAGCATCTTATAAAAAAGAATCATCGCTCAATCGGATGAAACCTGACATTATCCATATCAGCCCGGCAAAAAGCATGAAGGGAGAAATATACCGGAAATTCCTAGAAGAGAAAGAAATATTTATGTCCGCCAATAACGAACTCACCATAAATATAATCAAGGGTTGTATTTGACAACTCTGTGATTGACTAGGCAAAAAGAGGTGTAAAAGTTGTCTTAAACCTCCTCTATCGGCTTGGACCAAACTTCCTCTTTCGTTTCTTTACACATTACGGAAATAGTTCCTCCAACAAAATCCTTCACATATCCTTTGCGTTCAGCCAACATATCTTCAGCCATTCTAATAGCCTTAGCCTTATCCTTCAATGAAAATCCTTTATTAGCAAAATCAGTACCTTCTTTAAAATATATATCATAAGTTTCCATGGTATCATCTTTTTTAAATTCGAGTGGCAAAGATAAAATCTACAATTATTATGTACAAGAGATTTCTTAATTATTTTTCGAATATCGTCAANAAANAATTTAACAAAAAAAAACCCCGACTTATCACAAGCCGGGAATTCATGTAAAAGCACTATTATAA